GGTTGCCAGTGTTAGTTGCCGCTGACCAGTTGCCAGTGTTAGTTGCCGCTGACCGGTTGCCAGTGTTAGTCTGCTGCTCAAGAGACTTATCTATCTTGCTCCAAATCCATTCGATACCACGTTGAATGAACTGAGGAAGCGTTAACTCTGCCTTAATCGTTATGCTGGCGCTGGCGATTTTGGTGTCACCATCTTCTTCGCGGTCAGTAATACCGAAGGAGATGGTTTCTGCAAAGCGGCTGTCTGCAGGAGAGTAATAACTGAAAACATCGAAAGGACATTCACAGGCGTGGAATCCAGAACCGCAAGCCTCTACTTTTCCCTCGTGATGGAAGGTCTTGCCAATTTCAAACTGAAAGTCACGGCACTTAAGGTCTTTGTTAAATCCCTTGAATGTCACAATTTCTTTGGTCATGTTGTTATTCCTTAAATTTTGGCAATAAAAAAGGCCGCATTGCGACCTGATTAGATATTTGAAGTGAGATAAAAGAAGACCAACTATGTAGCCTTTAGTTTTTCCAGCTCTCTGGCAATCATTGCCGTGGTTCTGATTGCCCATTTATCGACAATCTTTCCATCTTCCCTAACAAGAGCCATTTCCTCAGGCTTCACCATGCATTCAGAATCAAGCTTGCAGCCTTTGCATTTCACAAAGCGGCTACACCATTGGTTGGTATCAATAGTCGTAGCCATATGCATATTCCTGGTATTGGTTCATCACGTCCTGTGGATGCTCATCGAATTCTTCAAATTCTTCTTCCATATCTCACCTCAAATAAGCGGCTTACTGCTCAGCTTCATGCGCTGAACGGCATGGATTTTATTCCCGAGCGGGTTAACGTCCCGGTAGTAAATGCGGTTCTTCTTAACCGCTGTTACTTCAACTTCCTTCTGACGCGTTCCGGCAAGCGAAATGGCTCTTGAAACACGTTTACTGGCTCCGTCCATGATTTTCATGAAAGCCATATAGTGAATTGGCTTCTTTCCTTGCTTGTTTGGCATCATCTAAAAGTTTGAATGAGCCTAGGTATTTTCGTTTTCCATCCACAGTTAGCGATGCAACATAAAACCCATGCTCTTTTCTTGCTTCAACACCTGTCACTCCAGTTGATGAAGATGATTTTAAAGGCATGTTTTTCATATTCTCTTTGAAAGAAACGCTTCTTAAATTGGAGATTCTGTTGTCATCCTTAACGCCGTTTATGTGATCAATCACATCAGGCCAGTAGCCATGCATGTAAAGCCATGCAAGTCTGTGAGACTTAAATTTTTTACCTCCAATATTTATTCTCAGATAACCCTTGTTGTCAGGTGATCCAGCCTTTTTACCTGGATACTTCTTGTTCCACGTCAAGGCAGCTCTGTTATCCGCAAACAAATGCTTTGCTCTCGGCTTCCAATAAAAGTCACCACTCACAGGATTGTAATGAAGAATCTCCCTTACAGACGCTTGAGTAAGATTCACTTAAACCTCCTAACAAAAACACTTCAATAACCCTCCGGTTATGGAAATGTTCTTTTGTAGTGAGCAGCATTGCCGTTCATCCTGAACCCGCCGCGCTCCCGACGCATGGTTTATTGTCGCGCCGTTCGACATGGGTTCATTTAAAACTATGGTTGTAATAATGTCAACAACTGTGGTTGTAAATATTTTCAGGATAGTTGTTTTATGGTTGTTTTATAAAGGAAAATAGTTTTATGAAGGGATAAAAAAAGCCCCTTTCGGGGCCAAAAGGTTGTTACCATAGAGTTGATGACCAGAAGACGCGGCCTATGATTTCGACAGAGTTTAGATCAGCCTCCTCATCGGGCCACTCTGCGCTGTTGTAGCTTCGAATGGTAAGCTTGTCAGGTCCGGTGCGATATAGCAGCTTAAGCCGCTTCCATCCGTCCTGGTTAATGGCGTAAAGCTTTCCGTCTACGATTTTTTTATCATTGCAATTGACCGCTACAGTTGTGCCTTCAGGTATAACAGGCTCCATGCTGTTGCCATGAGCAGGGAAACACAACACGCCATCACCGTTAGTGTTAATTCCCTTTCTGCGTAAAGTGGATTTTGAAAAGCGAAGCATAAATCCGTTGTAGTCCTCGTCCGTAAAACTGCCGTCGCCGCATGCAAATTCAATATCTTTGAGAAAGGGAACCTCTACCTCATCGTCTTTGAGAGGGGTGGCACTGTCCCATGGATCTACATTTCTCCATTCAGCTGATGGAGGTATTGACGAATCAGGATGATGGCTAACACCATCACCTTTCATTGGTCCAACCTCATTAGATAACCATTCAGGTCTGACTGACAGGCTTTTGGCAATATCAACAAGCTTGGTAGAGCTTTTTGCGCTACCAGATGTCAGTTTTTGTATCGCCGCCTGACTAACACCAACCCTTTCCGCAAGGGCCGCCTGAGTTAATCCAGCTTCGCGCATGGCGAGTTTTAAGCGTTCTGCAAGTGTCATTTTCATTCCGCGAAAATACAACCAAGGTTTTGCAGGGTCAAACAACCAAAGTGTTTGCAAAATAACAACCTTAGTTTTATATTGTGGTTGTAAGTACAACGGAGGTGGTTTCATGAACCCAGTAATTAAAACCGCCATCGCTATTGTCGGCACGCAAAAGGAACTAGCTAAAGCGTGCGGCGTAAGTCAAGCAGCCGTCCAAAAGTGGCTGCATGGCAAAGCAAAGGTGGCTCCTCAAAACGTTGCGTCGCTAGTGAATGCAACAGGAGGAAAGGTTAAGGCTCACCAAGTTCGGCCAGACCTTCCCTCGCTATTCCCGCCGCCTACAAAAGCGGCCTGATTCATTAATTTTCACCGAACGGCCCGGTATACGGTCGGGTGCCCGGCGTGGTCAAGGATGACTGTCAATGGTGCACGATAAAAAACCAAATTATTTACCTATGGAGATAGTAAGAAATGGCACAAGCAAGCTACAGCAAGCCAACACAGCGAGAAATTGATCGCGCTGAAACTGATTTACTCATCAACCTGTCAACGCTTACCCAGCGCGGTCTGGCAAAGATGATTGGCTGTCATGAATCGAAGATAAGCAGAACGGACTGGAGATTTATTGCTTCGGTCTTGTGTGCTTTCGGAATGGCATCAGACATCAGTCCGATTAGCAGGGCTTTTAAGTATGCGCTTGATGGACTCACCAATAAAAAACGCCCGGTGTGCAAGACCGAGCGTTCTAATCAAATCCAGATGGAATTCTGAGGTAATTACTGGATCAATCCACAGGAGTAATTATGCCAAAACAACTCAGTCCTGACCAGGACAAATTACACAAAAACATACTACGTGATCGGTTCTTATCCAGCTTCAAACAGCCTGGTCGATTTCGGGCTGAGTTGGAGAAAGTGAAGCTAATACTGAAGAGGAAAGGTCATGAGTAATCTTGCAACAGTTACACCGATAAAACCTCATCTGGAGGTTGTGGAGCATCGCGTGGCAGAACTCGACGATGGCTACACCCGGACTGCAAATACACTGCTGGAAGCTGTCATGCTTTCTGGGCTTACTCAACATCAGCTACTGATTGTTATGGCTGTGTGGCGCAAGACATACGGTTATAACAAAAAAATAGATTGGATCGGAAATGAACAGTTCGCTGAACTCACTGGCATGGCGCCAACCAAATGTTCTACCGCCAAAAACGAGCTTATCAGAATGGGGGTTCTCACTCAGGTGGGGCGTCAGGTTGGTATGAATAAAAATATTTCCGAGTGGAAGACGAAGGTTAACGGATTCGGTAAAACATTTACCAGATCGGTAAAACTAACCTTCACCAAATCGGTAAAAACCAATTTACCGAATCAGTCAAACACAAAAGACAATATACAAAAGACAATAAATACAAATACCCCCTTACCCCCTAAAGGGGGATGCGATGAAGGTTCTAAACCTGAAAAGCGAAAACCTACCAAGATTAACTACAGCGAATATCTTGCTGCCTACAACGAGATTGTTGGTGACAGACTCCCACATGCAGTGGAGGTCAATTCTGAACGACAACGCAAGTTGAAAAAGCTGATTGATTCACTGGCAACCAAAAACATCGACGGATTCCGGGCATACGTCAAAGCGTTCATGGCAGCAGCCAGACCATTCCATTTCGGTGATAACGACCGTGACTGGGTAGCTAATTTTGATTATCTGCTACGCCCGAAAGTACTGATAGCAATTCGTGAGGGAACACTATGAGACAGGATATCGAGGCGAGCGTTATCGGTGGCTTGCTGATTGGCGGATTAACACCAACCGCCAGTGACGTTCTGGCAACACTTGAGCCTGAAGCATTCTCAATTCCGCTCTACCGGAAAGCTTTTGAAGTTATTCGAAAGCAGGCCAGAAACAGGAACCTGATTGATGGACTGATGGTAGCCGAGGAGTGCGGGGATGAATACGCAACGGCGGTGATGATGACTGCGCGGTCATGTCCCAGCGCTGCAAACCTGAAAGGTTATGCCGGAATGGTTGCAGACAGTTATCAACGGCGTCAGGTTTTACAGCTACTGGATGAGATGCGGGAGCCAATCAGTAACGGCACGCTGGACGCATCAGGCAGAGCGATGGACGAGCTTGTAAAGCGCCTGTCATCCATCAGGAAGCCGCGGAACGAGGTTAAACCTGTGCGACTGGGTGAAATCATCAATGACTACACTGACACGCTTGACAGGCGTCTGAGGAACGGAGAAGAGTCGGATACCCTGAAGACCGGAATCGAAGAGCTTGACGCTATCACCGGAGGGATGAACGCAGAAGACCTTGTGATTATTGCTGCTCGTCCAGGTATGGGTAAAACCGAACTGGCGCTGAAGATAGCCGAAGGCGTGGCAAGTCGTGTTATTCCTGGTTCTGGCGTCCGGCGCGGTGTGTTGATTTTCTCGATGGAAATGAGCGCCATTCAGGTTGTTGAGAGAGGGATTGCCGGCGCAGGAATGATATCGGTCAGTGTGCTGCGTAACCCGTCACGTATGGACGATGAAGGATGGGCGAGAGTTGCAAGCGGGATGAAGTTGCTGGCAGAGCTGGATGTGTGGGTAGTTGACGCATCGCGTTTGTCTGTCGAAGAAATCAGGTCCATTTCCGAACGCCACAAGCAGGAGCATCCTAATCTGTCACTGATTATGGCTGACTATCTCGGGCTAATTGAGAAACCAAAAGCGGAACGTAATGACCTCGCCATAGCACATATCTCCGGTAGCCTGAAAGCGATGGCGAAAGACCTGAAAACTCCAGTTATCTCCCTAAGCCAGCTCTCCCGCGATGTTGAGAAGCGGCCAAACAAGCGCCCGACAAACGCAGATTTGCGGGATTCAGGAAGCATTGAACAGGACGCAGACTCAATCATCATGCTCTATCGGGAAGCGGTATATGACGAGAACAGTAGCGCCGCGCCATTTGCTGAAATCATCGTGACGAAAAACCGTTTTGGCTCGCTTGGTACGGTTTACCAGCGGTTCTGCAACGGACACTTTGTTGCATGTGACCAGGACGAAGCCAGACAGATTTGCACGGCATCAAATGCACCTGCTGGACGCAGAAAGCGATATGCACAAGGGGCTGACGTATGACTATTTACATCACTGAGTTGGTAACAGGCCTGCTGGTAATCGCAGGCATTTTTATTTGGGGGAGAGGGAAGCATGGTTAATTGGATGCTCGCCGCCATCAAATGCATTGGCGTTGGATGGATTCTTCTGACGTTTTTTATTGTTCTGCGTAGCTACATTAGTCTTGTTAATGGCGGTAAAGACCCATTCTCTACGTTGTTTGGTGCTGCGTTTATCTGTGTACTTATTGGAATTGTACCTGTAGCGATAGCAAAAATGGCGTGGCGTTTTATCAACTAAAAGTGAGAGTAATGATGAAAATATCCGAGATTAACTATTCAGTGATTTTTGACGCGCTTAAAGCGTATTACGAAGTGGAAGAAGATGACTCAGTATGGGAAATATTTAATCAGGCAGATGACCAGATTGAAGAAATCGCTAATGCACTGAAAGTGTTAGGCGAGTGATGGAGAGGAATATGGAAGAATCAAGAAAGCAGTTTCAGTCGTGGTTTGAAGAATGGTTTGGCGAATCGCCTCTTACGCCCTGGAATGAACTTTGGTGCGATGATGGTTATTCAGCAGAAGATATTGACCATATGTGGGATGCATGGAAAGGGTCTCGCGCAGCTATCGAGCTGGGTATCGACTGGCCCGAATCGAATGACGACTTTTGGAAAGATGGCGAAGAAGGCGCTTATGCGATGGGCTATGAGGATGGTAGGGACAAAACGGTAATTGCAGTAATGAAAGCCATCCGCGCTGCTGGAATCAAAGTGAAGGAGTGAGTATGAGCGAGAAAACCGTAACTCTAACGCGCAGACAATTTCGACATCTATGCGACGCGCTAATCAACACTGTAAACATGGGGCAGCAATTCATGGTTATCAGCACTGACGGAAGTGAAATGTCAGACAAGGCTTTCTACCAGGCTCAGTTACTCCGGCAGGCTATTGAACGTCAATTAAAGGTAGCTACAGATGGGAGGTGAGCATGCAGGAGTTCATTCTGCACGAAACTAATAAATCGCAATTCTGGTTAGTTCTGAAGCAAATCCTATCTACCGGCAAACGCTGGCGCATAAAAATCTCCGAGTACCGCGAAAAACGGTCCCTACCTCAAAACAGCCTCATGTGGAAATGGAACACGGAAATAGCAGATCAGTTGTCTGCTACAGGCGTTGACCGTTTCACCGACGAAGAAGTCCATGAATGGCTCAAGGACATGTACTGCCCGGCAACGCCTGTAACCGTTTTTGGGATGACGCGCTATGTAAAGTCCACAAGACAACTGGATATCGGAGAGATGCATAAATATCTGACAGATATTGACCAGTGGGCGCATCAGAAGGGATTGCGACTAACCATTCCTGACAATTGCGAGTACCTGGATTTAAAGCGGAGGCAAGAGGAGTGATGGAGACATGAGACGACAGCGACGAAGTATCACCGATATCATCTGCGAAAACTGCAAATACCTTCCAACGAAACGCTCCAGAAATAAACCCAAGCCAGCACCAAATGAATCAGACGTAAAAACCTTCAATTACACAGGCTCACCTGTGGGATATCCGGTGGCTAAGACATCGTGCGAGGAAATGACAATGGATTATTCACAGTTAAGTGATTTTGAAATTAACAAGCGAGTCGCGATAGCGACAGGGCATAAGAAGTTTAACGGCCTGGGATGGCAAGGGACACAAGAAGACAGTTGTAGCGCAGTGATAGTAAGAGGTCCAACTAAAATAGGCGCGTTTGACCCATGTAATAACCCGGCAGACGCATGGCCGATTATTGAGAAATACAGAATTTCTTTCTTAGACCAGTTAACTGAATGGTGTGTAGATGCAAAAGGCGTGAGTCCAATATTTGATATCAGACCTCTCCGCGCCGCCATGATTGTCTTTCTCCTGATGCAGGACGCCAATAATGCTTAGCCCATCACAATCCCTTCAATACCAGAAAGAAAGCGTCGAGCGGGCTTTAACGTGCGCTAACTGCGGTCAGAAGCTGCATGTGCTGGAAGTTCATGTATGTGAAGCGTGCTGCGCAGAACTGATGAGCGATCCGAATAGCTCAATGTACGAGGAAGAAGACGATGGCTAAATCAGCGCGAAGACGATGCAAAAACGAAGAATGTAGGGAATGGTTTCACCCTGCATTCGCTAATCAGTGGTGGTGCTCTCCAGAGTGTGGAACCAAGATAGCACTCGAACGACGAAGCAAAGAGCGCGAAAAAGCAGAAAAAGCAGCAGAGAAGAAACGACGACGAGAGGAGCAAAAACAGAAAGATAAACTGAAGATTCGAAAACTCGCCTTAAAGCCCCGCAGTTACTGGATTAAACAAGCCCAACAAGCCGTAAACGCCTTCATCAGAGAAAGAGACCGCGACTTACCATGTATCTCGTGCGGAACGCTCACGTCTGCTCAGTGGGATGCCGGGCATTACCGGACAACCGCTGCGGCACCTCAGCTCCGATTTGATGAACGCAATATCCATAAGCAATGCGTCGTGTGCAATCAACACAAGAGCGGGAACCTGGTTCCTTATCGCGTGATGCTCATCGAGCGCATAGGGATTGCAGCAGTAGACGAAATCGAATCTGACCATAAGCGGCATCGCTGGACTACCGAAGAGTGCAAAGCGATTAAGGCGGAGTATCAGCAGAAGCTTAAAGACCTGCGTGACAGCAGAAGCGAGGCAGCATGAGCAAAATCCAATACCCAATGACCACTGCGGCAATTTTCGATGATGTTGTCTATCCGCTGCATTTCGACAATGCCGGCAAGGTTAGGCAAGAAATGGAAGGCGCTGTTAACTGGTTCTGCAGGTGGTGCAACGAAGAGAAAGCCGCTGTGAAAGCGAGATTGTTGGTCAGTTGCTGGGGTCAATATCTGAGTCATGAGCAGGTTATCCGGGAGGCCGCATGACACACACTGTCAAAACCATTCCAGACATGCTCATAGAGACATATGGAAACCAGACAGAAGTAGCACGGCGCTTATCGTGCCACCGCAACACAGTCAGGCGTTATCTGTACGACAAAGAAGCCAGGTATCACGCCATCGTTAACGGCGTTTTAATGATTCATCAGGGCGGGAGAGGTATTTATGACCGTAACCAGCATTAACCAGGCAAAACAGCAGCGTGAACGTGACGAGGCTGAATTACGCAGCGTCAGAGAGATGACGGAGCAACACCAGAAGGCGATGGATTATCTGCATGAGCGAGAGCGTGAACTAGTGAACCGGCTGGGGTTGAATAAGCCAACGGGAGACGATGCTTCATGACACGTGAATATGTAAAGAAAATCAAATACCCATGTGAAACAGCAGCCATCTTTCAGGATGTTGTTTTTGTGATGCGAGTAAATGACGCGACAGAGCTTCTTAGTGCCGCCGACAGAGCTGCAGAATTCTATCTGAGCTATTTCCCATTTTGCGAGCTTGAAGATGTAAGAGAGGGGATTCGATACAGCTTTGGCGGCATGTATTTGAGGGACTACCACATTCTTCTAGAGGCTGCATGATGATAAAGCCAGAGTACAACTATGGGGCTCTCCATATTCTTCATAAATCCTACTTCTTACCACCAATTAGATTTAAACGCCGCTCTCTTCTCGCGCGCGAATGCAACGCGTTAATTCAGGCTGACAGATATTTAACTCGGGAAGATAAGGGGAAGTTATGAGGCTCACACCGATATTCAGCATGGTCAACTTCATCGACGATGCTCATTTCCGTCGCGTATGGAAGCACCCGAAGAAAACCATCAACTCACGCCAGAAAGCATGGGTTCACTACATGCTTCAGGTATGGGGCAAGGTTAATGCAGGGGATGATTCTCCTGGTGGGGCAATCAACGTTATCGGTCGCCTGATGATTCGTAGCCAGTGGAGTGATGACAAGGCCAAGCAGATTGAATCTGTTGTCATGCGTCTGTACGAAGAAGATGGACTGCGTGGAGATGCTCTCTATAAGAAAGCTCGCGAACTTGTCATCCCTCAATCATCGTTCAGCAACATCATCGCTCTCGCCAAAGAATCCGATGATGCTGCTTTCGTTGAACGTGTGATGGTCAAGACGTTTCACCGTGAAAGCCCAGCCCGCGATGTAGCAATTAAGCGATATTGCAATCGCAATTGCACGCAAGATATCGCCAGGCTGATGAATGCAGTCACCGGAATGGATATCCAGTCGTGCAGGCGCAGGGTTGTCTGGTGCGAGAATGTGCTCGATTCAGAAATCTTTTATGCGATGAGGCGCGAAATTGAGAAAGAATTTCCACTAGCAGCATAATATTTAGGTAAATTGTCCTAAATAACTTGCTAACGCGAAATGGAAGTAGTACATTTTGTGTATGCTCGGAGCAAAAGCGAACAGAGCAGCCAAACAAATAAGCCCTGAGGTTCTCGCCTTGGGGCTTTTTTGTGGGCGAAATCTGGTAAGGGCATTAGGCAGACGGCAACCGGCATCCTCGGAATAGCAATCGGTGAAACGCTGATGCGGGATTGTGACGACGCTCGTCAGTGCTCTTTCCTGTTTCCCATTCAGCCAAAGAGCTGACATAGCCACACCCTCTATTGCTCGCTACGCCGCGGGCTTTTTTATTCTCAGGTTCCGGGAATCATCCTCGACACGCTTTGTTGTTAAATTCAGCCCGAGAACCTGACCCTACAATACACAGCTCCCGCACTTACCGCGAGGAGAGAGACTATGAAGATGGACGAAAGATACAGCAACGCGTCATATGGCAGCGCTGGTCTTGCGGCTTTCTTTGCCAGCCTGTCATTGCAGGACTGGGGCTTCATCATTGGCGTCGCGTTCAGCATTATCCTCGGCGTTCTTACTTATCGGCTCAACAAGCGCGAGCAAATGAAGCGAACGAAGATACTGCAAGACATACTGAACAAAACCGACTCCACCAATCCATCAGCAACGGCGAAGGTTATTGCCGAACTTGGACAGAAAGCACCGAAGGAAATCTGATGAATACCTCTCTGCGTAATAAAATCGCTGCCACTTTAGGTGGTGGTGCCATTGCTGTCGCTACAGTCATGCTGTCAGGAAAGGATGGATTAGAGGGAAGGGAGTACGACCCTTATCGTGATGTCGTAGGTGTGCTGACTGTATGTGATGGTCACACTGGCACTGACATCATTCAAGGTAAGCGATACACAGACAAAGAATGTGATGCGCTAACTCGAAAGGATTTAAAGCGAATCGCCAGTCAGGTTGATCCGCACATCAAGGTGCCAACCACCGAAACACAACGGGCAGCCATTTACAGCTTCGCTTACAACGTTGGCGCAACAGCCACTATCAACTCCACACTACTAAAGAAACTCAACGCCAAAGATTACGCCGGTGCATGCGCCGAGCTTAAGCACTGGGTATATGCAGGTGGTCAAAAGTGGAAAGGACTGGTTAACAGGCGCGACGTTGAATATCAGGTATGCACTTGGGGACAGAAATGAAATATCTCCCTTCAGCAACTTGCATGGCCGCAGCTGGCTTCATCGCAGCTAATGGTAATGACGGGTGGGGATGGTTCCTGTTCATAGGTGTAATTCTCTTATGAGTCGATTCAACTTAACTCCTGCGTTAATTCTAATCGTCGCAGTACTGGCCCTCTTCGTTAACCACTACCGCGAAAACGCCATCGCCTACAAAGACCAGCGAGACAAAGCTAACAAGAATCTCAGCCTGGCGAACGCCACCATCACCGATATGCAAACCCGCCAGCGTGATGTCGCTGCGCTGGATGCCAAATACACGAAGGAACTAGCTGATGCAAAAGCTGAAAATGATTCTCTGCGTGGCAAGCTTGATAATGGTGGTAGGGTGCTCGTCAAAGGAAGGTGTCCAGTGCCATCCTCAGCCGAAACCTCCAGCGCCTCCGGCATGGGCAATGATGCCACCGTCGAACTCTCTCCAGTTGCTGGACGAAACGTTCTCGGTATCCGGGACGGAATCATCAGTGACCAAACAGCACTGAGAACGCTTCAGGAGTACATCAGGACGCAATACCTGAAATAATTTCCATCACATAGAAATTTGACAAGTGACTTTCATGAAAATGCCTCGTAATGCGGGGCTTTTTTATATCCGCAGTAAAGGCGCTTCACACGCGCGACTTCTGAACACAGAACCTTTCAGGATGACCCTTGAGGATGCCGGTTTGGCGATCGGTGCCTTTCTGTGGGCCGGACTCCTGTGTGACAAGGTTCATCACTAAAAGGTAACAACCGATGAAATATCCAACCGTATCTGTAAACGGCGTTTCCGTTCGTGTTGATGAGGACGGACGCTACAACTTAAACGATCTCCATGCAGCAGCAGTTGCAAACGGAGAGGCTACAGAGTCTCAACGCCCCAGTAATTTTCTGAGGAGTGCGCAGATTAAACGGTTCATTTCTGCACTAAAAGCCAAAGCTCAAAAAAGAGCTTTGGAAGAAATTCAACCACTTAAAGTAATAAAGGGTGGGGTTGATTCTGGTGTGTGGGGTGTTGAACTACTGGCAATCAGATATGCAGCATGGATTAAGCCGGAATTTGAAATCGAAGTTTATGAAGTTTTCAAAACGATTGTCCGTCTCGGCGTTGGTGCCATGTCTCGCCTGAACAAAATTGACCACATCATCAACACGGAAACCAAAGCGATAAGCCAGTGCGCAAGCCAAATGGCTAAGTGGGGCGTTGGTGGGCGTAAAAGATTGCTTCACGTTGCTCGTGAGCGAGTAGTGAATGAAGTGCAAATGTATTTGCCCGGAATGGTGTGATTTCGCAGGTTAATCCAGTTTGTACATTACGGCAGTACCACGAAACAACCCAAGCCAGTAAGTGGGGAAATAACACTGGCAGCCACTGAAAGATGAACCTCCAGCCTTATGGCAAAAAAGATTCTTTGTAGTGGCGGACTGATGGAAAGACATCGGTTATTGCAGAGGCCATTCAATGAGTGGTCTCGACAATGGCTTATACCCTACACGGGATAACTTAACTGATATCCCTTTTGACGGATAAACGGAGCCAACAATGGCAGAGATTATTCCCATGACTGAAGAACAGAAATTCCAGTTAGAGATTTACAAACTGGTCATGAACCAGAACGCAGCCGCAGAGGAAGCATTTCAATTCATTGGCACTGACGAACTGAAGCTTGAGCTATTCAAAATTCACTTCCAGTCAGGCGGCGCTAATTCAGATATCACGACCCGCACTATCGAAGCGGTACGTAAATCGAAGGAAGCGTTAGACCTGTTCACTACCGGAGCATAATCATGGCAAATCCAAATTTCACGCCATCGTGGCCTCTCTACAAAGATGCTGACGGTGTATATGTGTCTGCTCTTCCGATTAAAGCTATCAAATACGCTAATGACGGAAGTGCAAACGCAGAATTCGACGGCCCGTATGCTGACCAGTACATGTCAGCGCAAACAGTAGCCGTATTCAAGCCAGAGGTTGGCGGATATCTGTTCCGGAGCCAGTACGGCGAGCTGCTCTATATGAGCAAGGCAGCATTTGAAGCTAAGTACACTTCTGCAAGCGGTTCAGTAACGAATGCAGAGACGGCGGATAAGTTATCTACTGCTCGCACTATCACACTAACCGGCGCTGTCACAGGTTCAACGTCCTTTGATGGTTCGGATAACGTGACTATCGCAACAACATCAGGAAGTTAACTTATGGCAGCACCAAAGGGCAACCGATTCTGGGAGGCCCGCAGTAGTCATGGGCGTAACCCGAAATTCGAGTCGCCTGAGGCGCTGTGGGCTGCTTGTTGTGAATACTTCGAGTGGGTGGAGGCTAACCCACTATGGGAGATGAAGGCTTTCTCATATCAAGGAGAAGTTACACAAGAGCCTATCGCCAAGATGAGGGCGATGACCATCACTGGGCTAACGCTATTCCTCGATGTGACGCTTGAGACATGGCGACAATACAGGGTGAGAGAAGACTTATCTGAGGTCGTTACGCGAGCAGAGCAAATCATCTACGACCAAAAATTCTCCGGCGCAGCCGCTGATCTTCTCAACGCTAACATCATCGCCCGAGATTTGGGCCTCAAAGAGCAGTCGCAAGTTGAAGACGTGACACCTGATAAGGGAGATCGCGATAAGCGACGCTCTCGTATCAAGGAGCTATTCAACCGTGGAACTGGACGCGATTCTTGATAGCCTGAGCGACGAAGAGCAAATCGAATTGCTCGAGCTACTCGAAGAAGAAGAGAACTACCGAAATACACACCTGCTATATGAATTTACGCCATACAGCAAACAGCGTGAGTTCATCGATGCCGGGCATGACTATCCAGAGCGATGTTTTATGGCTGGTAACCAGCTTGGTAAGTCATTTACTGGTGCTGCTGAAGTCGCGTTTCACCTTACCGGGCGTTATCCGGGAACAAAAGGCTATCCGGCTGATGGTAAATATGGCGGAGAGTGGAAAGGTAAGCGTTTCTATGAGCCAGTTGTCTTCTGGATTGGCGGTGAAACAAACGAGACTGTAACCAAAACGACTCAACGAATCCTGTGCGGGCGTATCGAAGAGAATGATGAACCCGGCTACGGATCAATCCCGAAAGAGGACATCATTAGTTGGAAGAAGTCACCATTCTTCCCTAATCTTGTTGATCACCTTCTTGTTAAGCACCACACGCCAGAAGGCGTCGAAGATGGCATCTCAATATGCTACTTCAAGCCTTACTCACAGGGCCGCGCCCGCTGGCAGGGCGACACAATTCACGGCGTCTGGTTTGACGAAGAGCCGCCATATAGCATCTATGGCGAAGGTCTTACCCGTACCAACAAATACGGGCAATTCTCTATTCTGACGTTTACCCCGCTGATGGGGATGTCTGACGTTGTTACCAAGTTCCTGAAGAATCCCAGCAAGTCTCAGAAAGTGGTCAACATGACCATCTATGATGCTGAGCACTACACCGACGAGCAGAAAGAGCAAATCATAGCATCCTATCCTGAGCATGAGAGAGAGGCGCGTGCTCGCGGTATTCCTACGATGGGTAGCGGTCGAATATTCCAGATACCGGAAGAGACGATTAAGTGCCAGCCGTTTGAGTGTCCCGATCACTTCTATGTTATCGACGCTCAGGACTTCGGCTGGAACCACCCGCAAGCTCACATTCAGCTTTGGTGGGACAAAGACGCAGATGTTTTCTATCTGGCTCGTGTATGGAAGAAATCAGAGAACACTGCCGTTCAGGCATGGGGTGCTGTTAAGTCGTGGGCTAACAAAATACCTGTCGCGTGGCCTCATGACGGTCACCAACACGAAAAGGGCGGTGGTGAGCAACTTAAAACCCAATATGCGGACGCCGGGTTCTCTATGCTTCCCGAACACGCAACGTTCCCGGATGGCGGTAACTCAGTAGAGTCAGGCATTAGTGAACTTCGTGACCTGATGCTTGAAGGAAGATTCAAAGTATTCAACACATGCGAACCATTTTTTGAAGAGTTCCGTCTATATCATCGCGACGAGAACGGCAAGATTGTCAAGACCAACGATGATGTGCTCGATGCTACTCGCTACGGCTACATGATGCGCCGCTTCGCCAGGATGATGCGCGATATCAGGAAGCCGAAAGAAAAGAAAATCCCCGCACCGATTAGACCAGTACGCAGAGGACGATAATGGCCGACAATGAAAACAGGCTGGAGAGCATCCTGTCGCGCTTTGATGCGGACTGGACAGCCAGTGATGAAGCCAGACGAGAGGCAAAGAATGATCTCTTCTTCTCCCGTGTATCTCAGTGGGATGACTGGCTATCACAATATACAACGCTGCAATATCGTGGACAGTTCGATGTAGTACGTCCCGTGGTGCGCAAGCTCGTTTCTGAGATGCGTCAGAACCCTATTGATGTTCTGTATCGTCCAAAGGACGGAGCAAGCCCTGACGCTGCTGATGTGCTAATGGGCATGTATCGCACAGACATGCGACACAATACGGCAAAAATCGCGGTCAACGTCGCTGTTCGTGAGCAGATTGAATCTGGCGTAGGTGCGTGGCGTCTGGTCACTGACTACGAAGATCAAAGTCCGACGAGCAACAATCAGGTTATCCGTCGAGAGCCTATCCATAGTGCCTGCTCCCATGTTATCTGGGACAGCAACAGCAAACTGATGGATAAGTCTGACGCCCGTCACTGCACAGTTATCCACTCAATGAGCCAGAATGGTTGGGAGGATTTCGCAGAAAAATACGACCTCGATGCGGATGATATTCCATCATTCCAGAACCCCAACGATTGGGTATTTCCATGGCTGACGCAGGACACAATTCAGATCGCTGAGTTTTACGAAGTGGTCGAGAAGAAAGAGACGGCGTTTATCTACCAAGACCCGGTTACGGGTGAGCCGGTAAGCTACTTTAAGCGCGATATTAAAGACGTCATCGATGACCTGGCTGATAGTGGATTTATCAAAATTGCAGAGCGCCAGATTAAGCGTCGCCGGGTATACAAATCGATTATCACCTGCACTGCTGTACTCAAAGACAAGCAGCTCATTGCTGGCGAGCATATCCCCATTGTTCCGGTGTTCGGAGAGTGGGGCTTCGTTGAAGATAAAGAAGTGTATGAGGGTGTCGTCCGCCTGACAAAAGACGGCCAGCGTCTGCGCAACATGATTATGTCGTTCAACGCCGACATCGTGGCCCGCACTCCGAAGAAGAAGCCGTTCTTCTGGCCTGAGCAGATTGCAGGCTTTGAGCATATGTACGACGGTAACGACGATTACCCATACTACCTGCTCAATCGCACTGACGAAAATAGTGGAGACCTTCCGACTCAGCCGCTGGCATATTATGAAAACCCGGAAGTGCCGCAAGCCAACGCCTACATGCTGGAAGCAGCAACCAGCGCAGTAAAAGAGGTTGCCACTCTCGGAGTTGATACAGAAGCGGTAAATGGCGGACAGGTTGCGTTTGATACCGTCAATCAACTGAATATGAGGGCTGACCTTGAGACATACGTGTTTCAGGATAATCTGGCTACCGCCATGCGCCGTGACGGAGAGATTTACCAGTCGATAGTTAATGACATCTACGATGTTCCTCGCAACGTTACGATTACCCTTGAGGATGGCAGCGAGAAAGATGTTCAGCTAATGGCTGAGGTTGTTGACCTTGCTACTGGAGAAAAGCAGGTACTAAACGATATCAGGGGGCGCTATGAGTGCTACACGGATGTTGGACCATCATTCCAGTCCATGAAGCAGCAAAACCGCGCAGAAATTCTTGAGTTGCTCGGCAAGACGCCACAGGGAACGCCAGAATATCAACTGCTGTTGCTTCAGTACTTCACCCTGCTTGATGGTAAAGGTGTTGAGATGATGCGTGACTATGCCAACAAGCAGCTTATTCAGATGGGCGTTAAGAAGCCAGAAACGCCCGAAGAGCAGCAATGGTTAGTAGAGGCGCAACAAGCCAAACAAGGTCAACAAGACCCGGCAATGGTTCAGGCTCAGGGCGTACTCCTGCAGGGGCAGGCTGAACTGGCTAAAGCTCAGAACCAGACGCTGTCCCTGCAAATCGATGCAGCTAAAGTCGAAGCGCAGAACCAGCTTAACGCTGCCAGAATCGCAGAAATCTTCAACAACATGGACCTCAGTAAACAATCTGAGTTTAGAGAGTTCCTTAAAACCGTTGCTTCATTCCAGCAGGACCGCAGCGAAGACGCTCGCGCAAATGCTGAGTTACTCCTTAAAGGCGATGAACAGACGCACAAGCAGCGAATGGACATTGCCAACATCCTGCAATCGCAGAGACAAAATCAACCTTCCGGCAGTGTAGCCGAGACACCTCAATAAGAGAGAGTTAATCATGGAACCAACCACCGAAATTCAGGCAACTGAAGACTTAACCCTGTCCGGCGATCATGCAGCGGCATCTGCTGATAGCTTAGTTGTCGATAATGCCAACGACAATGCAGGTCAGGAAGAGGGCTTTGAGATTGTCCTGAAGGACGATGAGACAGCACCAAAACAAGACCCGGCAAAGAACGCAGAATTCGCCCGCCGCCGCATCGAGCGCAAACGACAGCGCGAGCTTGAGCAGCAGATGGAGGCAGTTAAACGCGGAGAATTGCCGGAGAGTTTACGGGTAAACCCTGACCTTCCTCCTCAGCCAGACATTAACGCCTATCTGTCAGAAGAAGGCCTGGCTAAATATGACTACGACAACAGCCGTGCGCTTGCCGCTTTCAATGCTGCTAATACCGAATGGCTAATGAAAGCGCAGGACGCCCGCAGCAATGCCGTAGCAGAACAGGGCCGCAAGACTCAGGAGTTTACCCAGCAATCAGCGCAATACGTCGAAGCTGCCCGCAAACACTATGACGCGGCGGAAAAGCTCAACATCCCTGACTATCAGGAGAAAGAAGACGCATTTATGCAACTGGTTCCGCCTGCGGTTGGGGCCGACATTATGCGCCTGTTCCCGGAAAAGTCCGCCGCGCTCATGTATCACCTGGGGGCAAACCCGGAGAAAGCCCGCCAGTTACTGGCGATGGATGGGCAGTCCGCGCTGATTGAACTCACTCGACTATCCGAACGCTTAACTCTCAAGCCTCGCGGTAAACAAATCTCTTCCGCTCCCCCTGCTGACCAGCCTATTACCGGTGATGTCAGCGCAGCAAATAAAGATGCCATTCGTAAACAAATGGATGCTGCTGCGAGCAAGGGAGATGTGGAAACCTACCGCAAGCTAAAGGCAAAACTTAAAGGAATCCGATAATGGCTTTGAACGAAGGTCAAATTGTTACACTGGCGGTAGATGAAATCATCGAAACCATCTCCGCAATCACTCCAATGGCGCAGAAAGCCAAGAAATACACCCCGCCTGCTGCTTCTATGCAGCGCTCCAGCAATACCATCTGGATGCCTGTAGAGCAAGAGTCACCCACTCAGGAGGGCTGGGATTTAACTGATAAAGCGACAGGGTTACTGGAACTTAACGTCGCGGTAAACATGGGAGAGCCGGATAACGACTTCTTCCAGTTGCGTGCTGATGACTTGCGAGACGAAACTGCGTATCGTCGCCGCATCCAGTCTGCCGCTCGCAAGCTGGCGAACAACGTTGAGTTGAAAGTCGCAAACATGGCCGCCGAGATGGGTTCGCTGGTTATCACCTCCCCTGATGCCATCGGCACTAATACCGCAGACGCCTGGAACTTTGTGGCCGACGCAGAAGAAATCATGTTCTCCCGCGAACTTAACCGCGACATGGGGACATCGTACTTCTTCAACCCTCAGGACTACAAAAAAGCGGGTTACGACCTGACCAAGCGTGACATCTTCGGGCGTATTCCTGAAGAAGCATACCGAGATGGCACCATTCAGCGTCAGGTCGCTGGCTTCGATGATGTCCTGCGCTCTCCGAAACTTCCTGTGCTGACCAAATCCACCGCAACTGGCATCACTGTATCCGGTGCGCAGTCCTTCAAGCCTGTCGCATGGCAACTGGATAACGATGGCAACAAAGTTAACGTTGATAACCGTTTTGCTACCGTCACCCTGTCTGCAACTACCGGCATGAAACGCGGCGACAAAATTTCGTTTGCTGGCGTTAAGTTCCTTGGTCAGATGGCTAAGAACGTACTGGCTCAGGATGCGACTTTCTCCGTAGTCCGCGTTGTTGACGGTACTCATGTTGAAATCACGCCGAAGCCGGTAGCGCTGGATGATGTTTCCCTGTCTCCGGAGCAGCGTGCCTACGCCAACGTTAACACCTCGCTGGCTGATGCAATGGCAGTGAACATTCTGAACGTTAAAGACGCTCGCACTAATGTGTTCTGGGCTGACGATGCTATTCGTATCGTGTCTCAGCCGATTCCGGCTAACCATGAACTTTTTGCAGGTATGAAAACTACCTCATTCAGCATCCCTGATGTTGGCCTGAACGGTATCTTCGCTACGCAGGGTGATATTTCCACCCTGTCCGGCCTGTGCCGTATTGCGCTGTGGTACGGCGTAAACGCGACACGACCGGAGGCAATCGGTGTTGGCCTGCCTGGTCAGACTGCGTAACTAACAGGGGCTGCGGCCCCTTTCTTTATGGAGTGGCTATGAAAATAGCAATCTATAAGCCCGGTGGAAGCATCATGGTATGGGGCGTCATGGCTCAGATGAAGGTCATCGACTCCAGCGAACTTCCGGAATATGTCAAAGATGGCTGGCTTGATCATCCATCAAAGCTGCTGCCCGTGGAAGCAGATGATGTTAAGCCACGCAAAGGCCGCAAGCCTAAGGCGGTAAGCGATGCAGATAAAGACTAAAGGCGATCTGGTCAGGGCTGCGCTTCGTAAGTTGGGCGTGGCATCAGATGCAACCCTTACCGATGTCGAACCTCAGTCTATGCAGGATGCCGTTGATGATCTGGAAGCGATGATGGCGGAGTGGTATCAGGACGGGAAAGGCATCATTACCGGTTATGTATTCTCAGATGATGAGAATCCTCCCGCTGAAGGTGATGATCACGGCCTTCGCTCAAGCGCAGTCAGCGCGGTATTCCACAATCTTGCCTGCCGCATTGCTCCTGATTATGCGCTTGAGGCTACTGCCAAAATTATCGCCACTGCTAAATACGGAAAAGAGCTTCTCTATAAGCAAACCGCCATTTCCAGAGCAAAAAGAGCGCCTTACCCATCACGTATGCCAACTGGCAGTGGAAACAGTTTCGCCAATCTGAACGAATGGCATTATTTCCCCGGAGAACAGAATGCCGATTCAACAACTCCCCATGATGAAGGGAATGGGTAAAGACTTCAAGAACGCCGATTATATCGACTATCTGCCAGTGAATATGCTGGCAATTTTGATATAATAAGTACATGAAAAATCGAAACTTTAAGGAGTAGATATGCTTTCTGAGAATGCTAAAGATATACCTGGATTTGAAGGTGTTTATGCCGCAACAGAAGATGGCAGGGTGTATTCTCACTCACGTGTTGTTAAGGCTGCGCATGGCAGCACGCAACTCAGAAAGGGGCGCTGGTTAAAGCCTAAAATCAATCAAGGAAGGGTGCTTTATAATATTGGTGCAAAATGGACTTTTGCCCATCGAATCGTTGCAATGACATTCCTGCCAAATCCTGAAAACAAGCCTCAGGTAAATCATATTGATGGCAATCCACTCAATAATAACGTCAATAATCTTGAGTGGTGCACTCAAAGCGAAAACATCAAACATGCATACGCCACAGGATTAAAGAAACCAATCAAGTTTTTCGGAACCAAGCACCCAAAACACAAGTTGAGTGATGACGATGTTCTTGCAATCAAGTCATCAAAAGAAAGCTTGTCAGTAATTGCGGCTAAGTACGGGATATCTAAGACCTGGGCAAGTAGGCTAAAGCGTGATGCTAACTGGGTTCATATAAAGGCTGATTCCAATGGCAATACAACAACTACCACTAATGAAGGGATTGGGGAAAAGTGCGGTTAATGCTGATTATATAGACCAACTTCCAGTCAATCTTTTAGCTACGCCCAAGGAGGTGTTGAATTCATCGGGATATCTTCGCTCATTCCCTGGCATTGCCAAACGCTCTGATGTGAACGGTGTATCTCGCGGCGTCGAGTACAACATGGCGCAGAGTGCTGTTTATCGCGTGTGTGGTGGCAAGCTGTATAAGGGCGAAAGTGAAGTCGGTGACGTCGCCGGAAGTGGTCGCGTATCAATGGCACATGGTCGGACATCACAGGCGGTAGGCGTTAATGGCCAACTGGTCGAGTATCGCTATGATGGCACGGTTAAAACCGTCTCAAACTGGCCTGCAGACAGCGGATTCACGCAGTATGAGTTAGGTTCAGTGCGTGACATTACGCGCTTACGTGGGCGTTATGCGTGGTCAAAAGACGGCACTGATTCATGGTTTATCACTGACCTCGAAGATGAATCGCATCCTGACCGCTACAGCGCACAATATCGCGCAGAGTCGCAGCCTGACGGCATCATCGGCATCGGAACATGGAGAGACTTCATCGTCTGCTTTGGTTCATCGACGATTGAATATTTCTCCCTGACTGGTGCAACCACCGTTGGTGCTGCTTTGTATGTCGCCCAGCCATCGCTGATGGTGCAGAAAGGCATTGCCGGGACCTACTGCAAAACGCCGTTTGCTGACTCGTATGCGTTCATCAGCAATCCGGCAACAGGTGCGCCGTCTGTATACATCATCGGCTCCGGTCAGGTATCACCAATCGCCAGCGCGAGCATTGAGAAAATCCTCCGCTCCTACACTGCTGATGAACTGGCTGATGGTGTGATGGAATCGCTGCGCTTTGATGCTCATGAGTTGCTGATTATCCACCTGCCGCGCCACGTCCTAGTATATGACGCATCTTCAAGTGCCAATGGTCCGCAATGGTGTGTACTGAAAACGGGCCTGTATGACGATGTGTACCGCGCTATCGACTTCATTTACGAAGGCAATCAGATAACGTGCGGCGATAAGCTGGAATCGGTGACAGGGAAATTGCAGTTCGATATCAGCAGCCAGTACGACAAGCAGCAGGAACATCTGCTGTTTACTCCGCTGTTCAAAGCGGATAACGCAAGAGTGTTCGACCTTGAGGTTGAATCTTCAACTGGCGTTGCGCAGTACGCTGACCGCCTTTTTCTCTCTGCAACCACTGACGGCATCAATTACGGGCGTGAGCAGATGATTGAGCAGAATGAACCGTTCGTTTACGACAAGCGTGTTCTGTGGAAGCGAGTAGGGCGCATCAGGAAAAATGTCGGCTTCAAATTGCGCGTTATCACGAAGTCACCTGTCACTCTGTCTGGCGCTCAGATAAGGATTGAGTAATGGCTGATTCGAATCTCAACACCCCTGTTATTGTGCAGGCGACGCGGCTCGATACATCAATCCTCCCACGCAATATCTTCTCGCAGTCGTATCTGCTTTACGTTATCGCACAGGGCACTGATGTTGGTAACGTGGCTAACAAGGCCAACGAGGCCGGACAGGGCGCTTATGATGCACAGGTCAGGAACGATGAGCAGGATGTTATTCTGGTCGATCACGAAGAAAGAATTCGTCAGCTCCGCATCGACGTAGACGACCATGAAATCCGTATTACTGCAAATACCAATGCAATCGCGTCGCTGGATGTCAGACTAACCACGGCTGAAGGTGAAATAGTCACCTTGCAGGCTGATGTCAGTGCTCTTGATGGTAGAGTGACGGAGGCTGAAGGAAATATTTCTGCATTGCAGGACGATTACGTATCGAAAACAGCAACAGCAACACAATCTCTGGCATCCCCCCTCAACGTAACAACATCCTATTCAGTCGGCGGCACCAAGGTTATCGGTGCTCGTCAGACAGGATGGACAGCGGCAACCGGAACGGCACTCCTCGGCGCATTCAACGCTAACCAGTCATACACTGTCGGCACTACGTACACACAATCCGAAGTCTCAGCTATCGCTACAGGTTTGGAGCAGGCGCGGCAGCGTATTCTGGCGCTTGAAACAGCACTTAGATTACATGGGTTGATTGACTGATGATTACATTCAAACCAACGCGAAACATCGACCTGATCGAAGCAGTAGGAAATCACCCTGACATTATTGCCGGGAGCAACAACGGTGATGGATACGACTACAAACCTGAATGCCGTTACTTTGAGGTGAACGTGCACGGGCAGTTTGGCGGCATTGTTTACTATCAGGAGATTCAGCCGCTGACCTTCGATTGCCACGCCATGTACCTGCCAGAGATTCGCGGCTTCAGCAAGGAAATCGGGCTGGCGTTCTGGCGATACATTCTGACTAACACCACTGTTCAGTGCGTCACATCGTTCGCTGCACGCAAATTCCGCCACGGTCAGATGTACTGCGCAATGATTGGCCTTAAGCGTGTAGGAACCATCAAGAAATACTTCAAAGGCGTGGATGACGTGACTTTTTACAGCGCCACACGCGAAGAACTAATCGACTTCCTGAATCACGGGAGATAGCCATGTTATATGCATTTAAGCTGGGCAGAAAACTGCGCGGCGAGGAACCTTATTGCCCTGAAAAAGGCGGGAAAGGTGGCAGCTCTGATAAAAGCGCAAAGTATGCAGCAGAAGCTCAGAAGTATGCAGCAGACCTGCAAAATCAGCAGTTCAACACCATCATGAACAACCTGAAGCCGTTTACTCCTCTGGCTGATAAGTATGTCGGCAGCCTCGAGAACTTATCGTCTCTGGAAGGGCAAGGTCAGGCACTTAACCAGTATTACAACTCTCAGCAGTACAAAGATCTTGCTGGTCAGGCTCGCTATCAGAGTCTGGCGGCAGCGGAAGCAACAGGTGGATTGGGTTCCACTGCAACCGGTAATCAGTTAGCAACAATCGCACCAACGCTTGGTCAGCAATGGCTATCTGGTCAGATGAACAACTACCAGAATCTGGCAAATATTGGTCTTGGCGCACTGCAAGGTCAGGCAAACGCCGGGCAGACATATGCCAACAACATGAGTCAGATTTCGCAGCAAAGTGCGGCTCTTGCAGCGGCAAATGCCAACAGACCATCAGCAATGCAATCTGCTATTGGCGGAGGTGCGTCTGGTGCTATTGCTGGGGCCGGACTTGCGAAATTAATTGGTTCATCAACTCCGTGGGGGGCTGCGATCGGCGGCGGTCTTGGTCTGCTTGGCTCGTTGTTTTAAGGGGTAATCAATGGCTACGTGGCAACAGGGTATTAATTCTGGTGGTTTTCTGGCTGGCATCGGTACGCAAAATGAGAATGCGCCAAAGGCAAGCGACATTAACGCAACGCTTGGTCTGATCCGCGAAAACAATGAACTGGCTCGCTCAGGTGCAAATAACATTGGTCTGACCGCGTTACGTGGTCTGGCTGGAGTTGCTGATATTTACAATCAGGAACAGCAACAGAAAGCTATTAGTGCGTTCAATAAGGTTCACGCTGATGCATGGGCTTCTGGTGATCCATCTGGACTATTTAAGTTTGCCCAGGAAAATCCAGCGTTTGTTGCACAGGCACAACAGGCGTTTTCCGGTCTTAATGAGCAGCAACGCAACGATATGGGCGATTTAGCCATGAGGGCTAACGTCGCTCTTTCTCAGGGACCGGAAGCCTACAGTAAATTCATTACTGACAACAAGGACAGGTTAAATCGCGTGGGTGCGAATGCTGACTGGATGATTCAGACAGGTATCCAGAATCCAGAACAGCTATCACACATGCTGACTACTATGTCTCTCGGTGCGCTTGGACCAGAAAAGGCGTTTGCTGTTCAGGATAAGATGGTTGGTCGTGAGATTGACCGAGGTAGGCTGGCAGAGACAATCCGCAGCAATCAGGCTGGCGAGGCGCTAACAGCGCGTGGTCAGAATATCACGATGCGCGGTCAGGATTTATCGATGCAGAGAGCATCAATGAAAGGGGCGGTTGGGAATAATGAGCGTACAGTTCAGTTAGCAGATGGCAGAACTGTAACGGTAGGCGGGAAGCTTCACGGCGCTGGGGCTAATGCGTTCTACGAAGGTATCGACAACGAGGGGAATATGGTTCGCGTTCCTGCTGGCTCTATTGCCGCTCCGGCTACATCGGCAGCAAGCGCGCAGAATTACGCAATGAAGAAAGATCTTGATGCAATTTCTGGTGCATCAATTGACGATCTTGGCTTCATGACTGGCATTACAGGCTCTTCAGGTTCTCCTGCTCTTGGTGCAGATATTCGTAGCCGTGCTTCTGGTGGTGATCAGAGGAAACTATACAACGCTGCACAGCGAATCCAAGGAAAGATGCAGAATCAGGGCATTGCAGCAGCCAGAGACATGGGGGCATCCGGTATCAACACCGTTGCAGAAGCAAAGATGTATTTTCAAGGTATGCCACAGGTTGATTTCTCAAGCCCTGAAGCACTGCAACAATCAATGCGCGACATTCAGCAATATACCGACAATTACAACCAACAATATAACGTTAATGTTGGTAAATCTCAGCGGCAGCAATCTCAACCTACACAGGTATCACAGCCAGCAGCCAGCAGTAACTTTTCTTCACTATGGGGTGATTAATGGCTAAAGCATGGAAAGATGTTATCGCCTCTCCACAGTATCAGGCGTTAACTGAAGAACAGAAAGCACAGGCTCAAGCGCAATATTTTGATGAGGTTGTTGCCCCTAAGGCTGGTGACAAATGGGCTGAAGCAAGAGATCAGTTTTATGCAGCATACCCTCCGCCTCAGCAGCAGAAAGAAGAGCCATCATTGATGCAACAAGCTGGCGATTGGCTCACTGGTGGTCAAAGTGCAGGGCAAATTGCAGAACAGGCTGGTCGTGGTCTGGTAAACATACCATTTGACGTATTGCAGGGTGGCGCAAGTCTGATTAATGCAATCAGTCAGGGGCTTGGTGGGCCAAAAGTATTGGATGATGTCTATCGTCCAGTCGATCGACCGACAGACCCTTATGCGCAAGCTGGAGAAACAATTGGCGGGTATTTAGTTCCAGGAGTTGGAACGGCAGGAAGCATGGCTATTGGATCACTGGCAGAGGCCGCAAATCAGAAAGGCGATTTCGCACAAAATGCAGCTAAAAATGCCGGAGTTAATCTTGCCGCTCAGGGTGTTCTTTCCGCAGCAGCAAAGGGAATAGGGCGTGGAATTACTGCTGTTCGTGGCGAAATATCACCAGCAGATCAGCAATTGCTCAAGCGTGCCGCTGCGGCAGATGTACCAGTTATGACATCGGATGTAGTTCCTCCAAAAACAAAACTTGGCAATCAACTGCAGGGTTACTCAGAAGGAGTCATAGCTGGTACTGGACCAATGAGAGCCGCACAGCAGGATGCCAGAACCAAGCTTGTTAATCGCTTCACCGAAAAATACGGCGACTACGATCCATCTGTAGTCGTTGATAGTCTAAAGTCAGGCGTTGCAAGGGAAAAATCGTTAGCCAAGTCAAAACTAAACAACCTGTCAGGAAGAATGGTTGGAAAGCCAGTTGATACAAGTGGCGCCATAAGAGCCATCGACGGAGCAGTAAACGAACTTGGGAAACTTAAAGGTGTTTCTGACACCCAGACCATTTCTGCGCTTAATGATTATAAGAATGCCATTCAGGAGATAACAAATGGAGATGATGCCTTTGAGTTACTTGATAAGCTGAGAACTCAGTTCCGCATTGACGTAAAAGGCGATCGTACAGTTCTGCCATCAATGTCGCAAACAATGATCAACAGGGTCTACAACTCGCTAACCAATAGCCTTAGTAAATCTATAGCGAAAGGACTTAGCCCAAAAGATGCTTCAGCATGGAGAGCGGGAAAAGCTGATTATGCAAAAATGGCAACACATGCAACTCAAACGCGCCTTAAAAACGTTCTAAACAAAGGAGATTTAACTCCCGAGGCTGTAAATACCATTGTGTATGGACAATATGGGTCAGATATAGCTCGATTGTACGGGAAACTCGATCAAAAAGGTAAAGACATGCTAAGGGCGGCATATATCAGCAAAATAGCTGACAAGGTAGGTGACAGCCCTCAGAAAATGATGACCGAGCTTGGCAAGCTGCAAAAACAAGCAAATGGTCAGGTGTTTAAAACTGTATTTGGTGGGAAGAACGGAAAAGAGATAGAGGGGATGTTATCTATTCTCGATGCTACCAAAAGAGCATCTGAGGCTAATGTTGTGACGAAGACTGGCATGACACTCGCGCCTTTGGTAAGGGTTATTGGTAACCTAAAAACCGGAGGCGCGCTATTGGCTGGGGAAACAGGGATTGGCCTTATGTCGAGGGTTTATGAAAGCCCTATGGCCAGGAATGCGCTCTTACGTCTGGCAAACACCAAAGCAGGAACGCCAGCCTATGAAAGAGCATTAAGTAACGCTGCAAATGCCATCAGACCGCTGCTTGCCACTGAGGCAACACAGCAGTGACTAAATGCCATGGATGGTTATTTCCCTAGCACATGAAACAATGTTTGCTTTAATTCCACCCATACAATTATGACCACTATAGACAGACAAAAGAAACTGAATGCATTGGCATCACGATCGAAACCTTCTCCGGCACTAAATCCGTAAAAGGTCATAAAAAATATAAAAATTGCGCACTTTGCAACGTTTAAAAATTTTTTCTTCACACCAACCTCCTTAGTTTTCCTAGCAGTGGCGCTGAGTGAATGGAACAAGAAGATAGCTGATGAGGTGAGCTAAAATATATATTTAGCTATCCCTAAAAGAGCAAACCCAGTCCCTATGGTCCATAGTATTTGCTTGTTTACTGCAGTAGAGATCAATGTCTGGACTTCGCTCTTACTCGGTTTTTTTGATAATTTTTCGTCTACATCTACTATTTTTTGCAGGACCACCGCAACATCTCTGGATGTATCAGCTGAGATATCACGCAAACGAGAGATGTCAGACCTTGCCTCAGATAGATTGGTCTTAATGTTTTCAACATCTGCCTCTAACCGTGCAACCCTAGCCTCAAGCATGTTGTTACTCCCAGCTCCACCACCACTTGATTGTAGCATGCCCATATTCATGCCAGACATTCCTGATGACTGAGAAATTGGATTTGTGTACAAAGATGATGATTTTTCCGCTTGTTCAAGCTTTTCAGTTAGATTTGGAGCTTCGTAATAATCGTGTTTCATCATTGATTACGACTCGTTTGTTTTAGCCTTATAATGTTGGTCGCGAATGAAGTCCGCCAATTTAAGCATCAATTCTTCAGGCATTCTAATGGTGGCAATATTGTACTTTATGTTTTCAACATCACCGCTTTCATCAACAGGCCATTCAGTTACATTATGAAAAAAAGAAATTGAACCTAATCGCTGGGAACCGTCACCAAACGAAGAGTATCCAAATGAGTCAGCATATGCATCGACACAGTTATTTGATTTTTTAACAAGCTCTTTATTACTCATTCTTTTCTTTTCCATAAAGTTTTTTTAAAGTTTCGAATACCATATTTTTTACGATATCCGAATGTTCATCAGCCAAGCGTTCAGCTTCGTTGCGATAGCCTGCAATCGGTGATGGCTTTGAGAGAGCATCCTGAACGATTTGTAATAACTCGGAGTTCATTGATCTCCCATTCGCCTCCGCCCTGAATTTTAATTTCTCCCTTACTTCCATAGGCATACGGAAGTTAAAGTGCGGATCATCTCTAGCCATGCCATCACTCCAAGTTAGTGTATTGACATGATAGAAGCACTCTACTATATTCTCAATAGGTCCACGGTGGACCTATATTGTGAGGTGAATATGAAAGGAATGAGCAAGATGCCGCAATTCAATTTGCGGTGGCCTAAAGAAGTATTGGATTTGGTCCGCAAGGTGGCGGAAGAGAATGGTAGGTCTGTTAACTCTGAGATTTATCAGAGAGTAATGGAAAGCTTTAAGAAGGAAGGGCGCATTGGCGCGTAAAGTTGAAGCCCCAACTGCGGGAACAGTCAGGGCTTCGGTTGTCAGTAAATCCGTGGAGAAAAACCAACATGAATAGTATAGCAATTTTAGAAGCAGTGAACACCTCTTACGTACCATTCAACGGTCAGCAAATTATCACCGCCATGGCTGCCGGAGTTGCATATGTTGCGATGAAGCCAATCGTTGAAAACCTTGGAATGAGCTGGTCAACGCAGCAAACAAAACTCATGAAGCAGATTAGCAAATTCAACTGTGTTCATATGAACATGGTTGCCGCTGATGGGAAGCTTCGTAAGCTACTCTGCCTTCCTTTGAAGAAGTTAAATGGATGGCTGTTCAGCATCAACCCTGAGAAAGTTCGTGCTGACATCCGTGATAAACTGATTCAGTACCAGGAGGAATGCTTTAGCGTGCTGCATGACTACTGGACTAAAGGCCATGTAGTTAACCCACGCAAAGCTAAAAAGGCGTTGCCGGGTAAAATCACCACTGAACAGCAGGAAGCCATTAAACAACTCGTCATGAGTCGCGGTCAGTCTCTGCCAAAAGAAAAACAGGCTAAGGCGATGATCACCATGTGGTCGTCACTGAAATCTCATTTTGGGTGTTCATACAAAGAAATCAGTGAGGAGCAGTTTGCCGAAGCACTGTCACTTGCAGCTCGAGTTCCACTTGAAGGCGAGTTCATCGGCAAACAAGAGAAGAAAACCGACGAGCTTTCTGCAAAAGAAGCAAACAGCCTTGTATGGTTATGGGATTATGCCAACCGTTCACAGGCATTATTCCGCGAACTGTATCCGGCGCTAAAACAAATTCAATCGAACTATTCCGGCAGATGCTACGACTACGGTCATGAATTCTCGTATGTTATCGGAATGGCGAGAGACGTTTTAATCAATCACACACGAGATGTTGATATCAATGAGCCAGACGGACCAACGAATCTTTCCGCATGGATGAGACTTAAGAATAAAGAATTGCCTCCTTCAGTACATAACTACTGACAGATAACCAACGCAACGACCCAGCTTCGGCTGGGTTTTTTTATGCCCAAAATTCACCGTAGCCATGCTGCGGCGATTCCTTGCATCTGGAGCAAATTAAATGACAGATATCACTGCCAACGTAGTTGTTTCTAACCCTCGTCCAATCTTTACTGAATCCCGTTCGTTTAAAGCTGTTGCTAATGGGAAAATTTACATTGGTCAGATTGATACCGATCCGGTTAATCCTGCCAATCAGATACCCGTATACATTGAAAATGAGGATGGCTCTCACGTACAGATTGCTCAGCCGCTAATTATCAACGCAGCCGGTAAAATCGTATACAACGGCCAACTGGTGAAAATTGTCACCGTTCAGGGTCATAGCATGGCTATCTATGATTCCTATGGTTCTCAGGTTGACTATATTGCTAACGTATTGAAGTACGATCCAGATCAATATTCAATAGAAGCTGATAAAAAATTTAAGTATTCAGTAAAATTATCAGATTATCTAACATTGCAGGATGCTGCATCTGCTGCGGTAGATGGACTTCTCATCGATGTTGATTATCATTTTTATAGTGGAGAGACAGTTGATTTTGGTGGTAAGGCATTAACCATCGACTGTAAAGCAAAATTTATTGGTGATGGAAATCTTATTTTTACGAAATTAGGCAAAGGTTCCCGCATTGCCGGGGTTTTTATGGAAAGCACTACAACACCATGGGTTATCAAGCCTTGGACGGATGACAATCAGTGGCTAACGGATGCCGCAGCGGTCGTTGCCACTTTAAAACAATCTAAAACTGATGGGTATCAGCCAACCGTAAGCGATTACGTTAAATTCCCAGGAATAGAAACGTTACTCCCACCTAATGCAAAAGGGCAAAACATAACGTCTACGTTAGAAATTAGAGAATGTATAGGGGTCGAAGTTCATCGGGCTAGCGGTCTAATGGCTGGTTTTTTGTTTAGAGGGTGTCACTTCTGCAAGATGGTAGACGCCAATAATCCAAGCGGAGGTAAAGATGGCATTATAACCTTCGAAAACCTTAGCGGCGATTGGGGGAAGGGTAACTATGTCATTGGCGGACGAACCAGCTATGGGTCAGTAAGTAGCGTCCAGTTTTTACGTAATAATGGTGGCTTTGAACGTGATGGTGGAGTTATTGGGTTTACTTCATATCGCGCTGGGGAGAGTGGCGTTAAAACTTGGCAAGGTACTGTGGGCTCGACAACCTCTCGCAACTATAATCTGCAATTCCGCGACTCGGTCGTTATTTACCCCGTATGGGACGGATTCGATTTAGGTGCTGACACTGACATGAATCCGGAGTTGGACAGGCCAGGGGACTACCCTATAACCCAATACCCACTGCATCAGTTACCCCTAAATCACCTGATTGATAATCTTCTGGTTCGCGGGGCGTTAGGTGTAGGTTTTGGTATGGATGGTAAGGGCATGTATGTGTCTAATATTACCGTAGAAGATTGCGCTGGGTCTGGCGCGTACCTACTCACCCACGAATCAGTATTTACCAATATAGCCATAATTGACACCAATACTAAGGATTTCCAGGCGAATCAGATTTATATATCTGGGGCTTGCCGTGTGAACGGTTTACGTTTAATTGGGATCCGCTCAACCGATGGGCAGGGTCTAACCATAGACGCCCCTAACTCTACCGTAAGCGGTATAACCGGGATGGTAGACCCCTCTAGAATTAATGTTGCTAATTTGGCAGAAGAAGGGTTAGGTAATATCCGCGCTAATAGTTTCGGCTATGATAGCGCAGCGATTAAACTGCGGATTCATAAGTTATCAAAGACATTAGATAGCGGAGCATTGTACTCCCACATTAACGGGGGGGCCGGTTCTGGCTCAGCGTATACTCAACTTACTGCTATTTCAGGTAGCACACCTGACGCTGTATCATTAAAAGTTAACCACAAAGATTGCAGGGGGGCAGAGATACCATTTGTTCCTGACATCGCGTCAGATGATTTTATAAAGGATTCCTCATGTTTTTTGCCATATTGGGAAAATAATTCTACTTCTTTAAAGGCTTTAGTGAAAAAACCCAATGGAGAATTAGTTAGATTAACCTTGGCAACACTTTAGATATGTAATAAAAATGGGTGTAAACACCCATTTTTATTTTATGTTAAATATTCTATAGCTAATTAAACCTAACAACTATGGTTTCCCCTACAACACCAATATCGTATACGTTATTACCAGATTTTTTCCACCCATTTTCAAGTTTAACCTCTTTGTCATATAGTCTGTAATTTCTGGAAAACACATTTCTTTGCATTAACACCTCTGACCACATCCAATCATTGTTAATAATGCGTGGTATTAACTCTCTCATTAAAGGATGCTTTATTACTATGTTTTCATTTATTGGTGCATACGGTTCTGTGCCAATGAATTTTATATTTTTTTTGTCTCTTCCAAATCCAAGATAATCTATGTCTTGAGATATTCTATTTACAATGCTTTCCTCAAGCTGAAACTGTGCATTTATGGCATTGTAAGCACCATAAGAAAATATTGTTGATATTAAAAGAATAAAAGAAAAATATATTCTTGATATTAACTGTTTATCTTCAAAAGCATAGAATACGCATAGGCAACAAAAAAACATAAAGCCACCCATACCAATCAATACCCTCGGTGCGTATATTGGTGATTTTAGAAAAATCATTGGTCCAATGATGAAGAACATTGATGCTAATAAAATTAAAACTACTAGCAATAACTTTGTTTTCTTATTTTCATCTCTTTTGATTGCTTTTAAAACTATGACTATCAAAGAAATGATTAGCGCAAAGAATAGCGAGTAGTAGATTAAGTAATTATCGCCATTCAAGATCGTGCTAAACATTCTATAAAATGATAAGACGTTAGAAATTATCCCTTCAAATTTTACTTACCCTCCATGCTTCTGCCTTCAGCTTGTCATGAAGCTCTGTGGCCTGCCTTTTGTCCTTTGTCCCAAGAGACTGCTTAAATCTTTTGCCGTTCGGCAATGTGAAACTGGCGTACCAGGTTTCACCTCTGCGGAATAGTGACATTTCAGTTCCTCTGTTATGTCATCACCCGCGCTCACCTGGACAGTATGCAGCGGAGATTGAAGTGCCGCAATGCAGGCTTGTCGTGTGGTGAGGTAAGGGGATTTCGGTTTGGTGGGGTCTTTACGTGTTGCCTGTAGTCGGCCTGTGCGAATCCAGTTGGTGGCGGTAGGTCTGGATATCTTGAGAAATGCACAGGCCTCATCAAGTGTGAGGCTGTGTGATTCCATAGTTACTCCGATAAAAGAAAACCTCGACTGTGCGAGGTTTGTTAGTTGCGCTCTGCTGGGGATTTAGCCATTACTCATCTTCCGCTTTAGCTTGATAATCTGACCTTCAAGTTTCTGCCGCTTCTCCCGCTCAACTATCAGACGCTTTTTGTAATTACCAAGCCTGCGCTGGTACAACTCCTTGGCATTAACCGCATTGGTGATTTCAGACTTCTGAGCTTTAACAAGTCGTTCGAGTCGGGATATCTCCTGACGCATTGAGTCTCGTAACTCAACGCCTTTTTCGATGGTGGACTCAAGCTGCTCTGTGTATGTTCGAATTACTGAGGTATTCACTACTTCACCTCCTCCTGCGGCGGTTCTGGCAGCGGCATCCAGTGGGTTACACCGATAATTTCCATACCCTCCCAATAGTCAAAGAACGCATCATCGTCGTATGTAGCAACGAACATCCCCTGACCCAGACATTTTCCGGTAAAAATTGCGATGGGTTTAGATTCATCATTATCTGGCATCCGTTCGCTACAGCTTATCCAGCCATCCGGAGTTACCGGAGAGTTGAGTTGTTCGGAATTACCGAACGACTGCATGGCAGCGTTATAACCATCGGCAAAAATTTCTGCTTCTTCGTTGTTCAGTTCAGCGCATATTCTGGCTGTAGCCTTGCACCCTGAGCATTCGCACTCTGGTCGATAACCGTGATCGATTGGGCTTTGCACCGGAGTGTTGCCATTCACATCGAAATTTGGCTTTGCGTCCTGAACCAGAAGGATGTAGCCGTTCCTGGCTGTATAAAGTTCTGATACCTCAGTGACGGTGCCGAAATAGCGATTCCCGGCATCAGCATCACAAGTGCTTACATCAATGGAAACTTCCATGCCTTCGATTAATTCTGGCAAGTTGTAAGTCTCGCTTACAGGTTCTGCTTCCAGCGATACCAGCGCAATCCGTGCCAGTTCTTCCGCTTCTTCTGCTGGAAGCACAACGTTGCTACCCGGTCCGTATGTTTCGCGCCACTGCTGGATTGTCAGCAGGCGCTCTCTCGTAATAATGGTCATTTAGCATCCCCTTTAAGCATGGCGGCCCGGCAAGCGTTCCAGCCAGCGCAGAAACTGTGAGCCCACCGTCGCCCCATCAGCCGTTGTTCCGTAGACTCGTCGGTGATTTCCTCAGGCACTACCGGCGCTGACTGCTCGTTACTAACCAAACGCGTTATTTCTGATTCCAGGAGTGAGCCTAAAACTGTGCTCGTACAATGCTCGGCCCATTCGTTGTTTTCCAGGAGGCCAATAATATTGAGAACATCATCGTAAATGCCTGTTACCGACGCTGGCGGAACGGCGTAGAGCTTTATCACTCTGCGCGGGTCCGCGTTCGGTGTTATCGGGTTGGCTTTAAACAGATATCCGCAGCCGTCCTTTTCAACCGAACGCAGTTCTTCTGCATTCGTCCAACCAATCGGTTCCGCGCTATCAGCCTTGCGGCGTTCCTGTAGCTCACACAGGGCTGCTGCAACATAATGGCTATTGTGCTGATCAGCCCACTGAATGAGCCGAATCAGTGTTGCATTTGAAACGCGTTCGTCTGTTAGTTTGTTATTCATCTCCGAACAATTCCTCGTATTTAATGAACTCACCAAAACACTGCAATTCAGCGCCAGCCAGGAAATAACCTAACGCCTCGGCTCGATCTGTATCTTTATTGAATGATGCAAGCGGGTAGCGCTCGTAGAATTTATTGATGAGCTCGGCGATTTTTAATTCTGGTTTATTAGCTTCCAGCGATGCCAGCGCTATACGCGCCAGTTCGCGCACAACTTCTGGCGGGGCGTAGTGGTCATTCAGGTCATCGTACAACTGGGTCATCTTTGTGCTGTTATCCGGGTGAACATCAGCGTTAGTACCAGCCAGTGCGGTGATGACCTCGTCGGCAGCATCAATTATTTTTTGTACCTGTTCTCTGGTAATAGTGGTCATGGGTTAGTCCTATGGCGTCCAGTAAGTGAGTTCTTCGGCAACATGCCAGTTGGCGTCAGCCTGGTCCTCAAATGGCGGGTCTGTTTTGAGGAGGTCTTTGATTCGGTACGCCATGCACGATTAGCTAACTGCATTTGTGTCTTAGCCATTATTCGTCGCCCCATTCGTCATAGAAAAAATCATCAACCCGCTTATATGCCTCATAGGCGGCTTCAATCTCCATTTCGGCAATGTCGAATGATTTACCGTTTAACTCGACCATGCATTCCAGTGCTTCGCCCCAATCTTCAAGGGACGCGGTTCTTTTTGTTGCGCTAAAATCTGCCATCACTCCTCCTTAACCTTGATGCCAGCGGTGCGTATTTCGTGTATCGCATTGTCATTGCCAGCGCACCAACCCTCGGCGTAATCCCGGCTGAATCCGCTCAGGTGCATGACCTCATCAACGCTGCGTTTTGGTAAGTTGACATCCCGCGCCTCCAGTTCTGCTATGCGCTGGCGTAACGCTGTAATTTCCACCTCAGCAGCGTCTGCGTAATGAACGTTTTCATGCTCAAGTGGTGGTAAATCCGGCGTAACGACACCAAACAGTTTTGCAAGCGCCCGGTAGTTCAGTTCGCTGTGATAACGACCTTTGCAGCGGACCAGTTTTTCAGCAGCAGCTACAATCGCGCTTTGTTCTGTCATGCGCTTTTTTGCTGCTTCCAGCTCAACTCGCAGCTTCCCAACCGTAAGCGCAATATCCTCGTTCTCCTGGTCGCGGAGTTTGATGTATTGCTGTTTTTTATCCAGCTCATCCAGCAGCGCCTCTGCGGCGATATAAATAACCTGGCGTGCACGGTCTGCTGGGTCGCTGTAATGGTCTTGCATGTACTGGAATTCTTCACGCAGCGCCTGTTTGTCGATGTTGCTCATTGGGCAGCCTCCATTAGTTGCATTACGTGTCGCTTGTGCTCTTCGCTTTGCGGAACACCTGTAAAGTTCACCGCCATGAAATAAGCCAGGCGGTCCTTGTACGTCACTTCATCCAGCACAATTGCAGGGAGTGGGCGACGACCAAATGCCAACTGCTCCGCACGAGTCATATCTCGCCAGTAAAGCGGGCCATCAGCCAAGATGATTGGGATTTCGTTAGTGATGAATTTTTTCAGGGTCGTAAGGCGCTGCTTTCCGTCAACAACTTCGATATACGGTAGTTCACGCGAGCACCAGTCAGGCGCCTTTGCCAGCGCCACTGAACCGATAGGAAAGCCTGAAATAACCACATTTAAGAATGCCTGCTGCTCTTCGTGGCCCCAGACATACTCACGCTGATAATTGGCATCAAAATCCAGCTCACCACCGATGATCCATCGAATGTACATATCAACTGGATACTCCCCGGTGCGGGGGTCGAATATCTGAGCATTGCGAATTCGGTTACTCATAGCGCGGCTCCTTTACGAAGTTGGGCGGCGCGATTGGCAGCCTGCTGGAGAACCATTTTCCAGCCAACAACCTCATGCATATCAGATGAGCACTGCTGATTAGAGAACTTGATCAACATTGTTTCAGCCACGCCAGCCAGGCTATCAAGTTCGCTTGCCCGCACTTCAGCCAGGAAGGCGTCGGTGGCTGGGGTTTTGATTTCGTTAAGCGCATCACTGAATCCACCACGCTCCATACCTAGCTCTGCTTCGTAATCGGCATCGAATGCAGCGTCTTTGCAGAACTTCTTCAGCTTTGCATTCTCCGCCGCCAGCGCTGAAAACTTCTCGTGTGCCAACTTAACAGCCGCATCAGCCTGCTTAATTGACTCAATCGCTCTCTGCTGGTCTTCGGACAGAGCGGAAATCTTGGCCTCCGCTTCAGAAAATTTACGCACCAGATATTCAGCGTTTGTTTCGTTAACCTTCAGGTCTCCCGGGATGCACTTACCGCGAAGAAATCCTTCCATTTCGTATAGTTTCACTTCTTACTCCTTTCTTTAAGCCATGTATTGAGAAAGCGATTTTCATTCACTGATGGAAAACTATTTCGCTTAAGCATTTCTTCGCGTGGAATATCGTTGATGGGCTTGAAGCGGTGTCGAATAATCATTTCCGATGGAAGGACTCCGGGGTCGTAGGACAAACCTCTCATGATGAATTCCTCAGTTATTGCTGATAGCGCCGTAACGCGAACGGTAATTTTTAAGGCGCGGGTCTATTTCAATGAATTGGGTGTAAGTGGCTTTGCGGAACGGCCGGATGGATGTCTGGTAAATTCGCTCGCGTTCTTCTTTCTCTGCAAGCCATATACAGTGGCGAAATTCCTTTTCCTCTTTCGTTTCCTGCGGTAGCGACATTATCAGGTCGTAGTTCTTTCTGAATTTTTCCAGCACCTCCGATACGGAATTGCCGGAACAACGGCGCGGTTCATTCGCACCATACACAGGCGCTGGCATAATTTACTCCAGGGTAGGTTATCCGAATAATGTGGTACGTATAGGGTTATTTCTTTCGTAAACGTGATAGCCTGCTTTTTACCGACTCTTCACTTCGCCCGAGAATTTTTGCTACATTTCTTTGTGTATAGCCTGATGAGATAAGCGTCTGCATTCTTTTGTCTTCGTCGTCGCTCCATCTTGGCTTAACGAATGCCGTTTTTAATGACAGTTTTTTTGCTATGTAATAAAACTGATTTATGTTTAGGCCCAGATGTTCTGCTGCACGGCAAGCTACCATGCGACCGCAAACTGACTCCATCTCTGCTGGAGTTATGTTTAATCTTCTCATTAAGCCACCTGTTTAAGCTCATTTATTCTGATATTCATTACCTGAACGCATTTTGTCTGCGCATCATCGTGACCAGCCAATAATTGCCAGTCATGCTGATAACGCTCAATGAGTTTTTTCTTATCAGTTTCTGTTACTGCATATTCACTGAAGTCTTTCAGGATTTGCTCGCAGTCAACCGATGGTGATTTCTGGTTGGTATTTTCTGGTGATGGTTGATTGCAAGATGCTGGCATGGCCCAGCCCGGCAGCGATGGAGGTGACCAGTAAAATCCTGTTCCATCCTTCAGTTTTGCCCTGTGCCATCCCTGCTTTTTATCGAGTGATGTTTGTGCGAAACCTTCCTCAAGGTTATACAGATAACGACCGATTCCCCACTGAACGGCAGCGCGCTTCATTGCACCGGAACGACCACCTTTGACGGCTTCTACCTGCGTGTTTTCAGCAGCATCCCATTTGGTTACCCATTCAGAACCAATCTTGATTGATATGCCGCATTCAACGCCGCCGTTGTTGGGAATATCGCGGTATTCATTGCGCCATCCTGCTTTGCCGCAAACATCGTCCAGGCGTTTCATGATTGCCCTGTTCGTGACATAAGCCAGCACCATAGCCCACACTTTGCCATCGCGTGTTTTACCGCTTTGCTGTATTCGCCATTCGATATCTTCAGGATTGAATGGGGCGTCGAATTTATTCAAATCCATAATTCACCTCAGCATGGTAATTCGGAAGGATTAGCCAGAAATTCACCTTTGTTTATTCGCTCGTTTTTGGCTAATGAAAGGCAATTTCGTTTCATCGATTTATTACCTGACTTGCGCCAGTACATTGCCTCTGTCAGGTGATACTGACGTTTTAACCTGCTCAACTCCGGTGTCCTTGCTAAATCCACTGGTATCATTTCAACCTCCATTCGCGAAAGGCTTCTACAGCTTCGCGATACATTATTTTGTCACCAAGATAAACAGCAATTGCGAATTTAGACTGAATAGCCATAAGTGATTTATCCATTACACGGCACTCCTGGTTGATTCAGGATATCGACCAGACGTTTCCATCCGGCCCGTAATTTTCTGGTGATACGCTCTAAAAGTGATTCATTAAGGTGTGCGATACCCATGACGGCACCGCCCGCGATAGCAAATGTCATCGTGGGATTCTCCATTTTCATTTATTGGCATAGCTAAAACGCCTCGATATGAAGCGCTGTGGATATGCGATAAAAAAGCCGCCCTGACTGAGAGCGGCAAATAACATCAAGGGATGATTTTTCGATTAACCAGAACGAGTCGTCGTCCTCGCTTGGTTACGAGCGATATTGCTCCGTGTATTCACTCACTGGAATGAATACACAGTGCTTATTCGCTTTCTATCTCTTCAAACCCCCAATCCATTCTTTCCCATGCAACATCCTTCATAATTTCATCCTTATCCCCTTCACTGTATGAGTCCCATTCATCATCAGAGATACCAAGATCCTCTTCAATGTCAATTTCCTGCTTATAGCAGGAATGAATATTTGCGCCTGAATCTAGCCAAACTTTAAATTTTCTGCCCATTTAAAATTTCTCATCATAGTTATGCGATATTGCTCACATAGCAGACTGCGCAATCTGCTATAGGTGCATCACTCACACGCTACAAACTCACCATCTTCATTCAGTTGATACCATGTATTCGGCATAATACCGTTCTCGCCAACTTTTCTTGCGCGGATGTGAATCAGTTCGCCATCTTCATCGCGATAACAGAGGACGATTGCACCACCTTCTGATGCGCGAGCTTTTCCTTCAATGCCGAACGCCGCTGCTACGGATTGTGATCCAGAGTTAGTTGCCGCTGACCAGTTGCCAGTGTTAGTTGCCGCTGACCAGTTGCCAGTGTTAGTTGCCGCTGACC